CGTAATTATCAAGTGTTTTGTCTTCCAATTCTTTGGAATAGATGCTCTCGCGACCAAATACTTTGTATGTATTTGCTAGGACGGACTGGATAGTTGCTTCTTGCTTTAAATGTTCCTGTAATTCATTGATCCCTTCTTTTTCACATTCTGGACAAATGTCAAGTAATTGCTGGGATCCATTAATCATGACTTTTGCATTGATCATCTTGGAGCCATGCTTGTTGCAAATTTTAGGTTCGCTGGTAGAATCTACTGTATAATCCTGATACATTAAAATCCCAACCTTTCATCTTGTTGTTGAGTTGATGCACTCGAAGGCATCTTTTGGTTTAAGTACTTTTCAAACTTCGTAGCATTAAACAATGTGTCTGGAGTTAAATACTTGGACATTTTGTAATCATTCTTCCACTCAAGAGTTTTTACATCAATAACATGTTTAAAATCATCTATTGAGTAATTCTCACTTAACCGACCATTAATTAATCTTTGAGTGGATTTGCTAGTAGGTTTAAAATGAGATCCTGTTTTATCGTTTAGATATTTGATAATTTCGTCATAGACATCAGATTGAGCTTTTTGATCCTTATCTATATCTATATCTATATCTATATCTATATCTCCGTTGCCTTTTGTTGCATCGGTGTTGCATTGCAACGCTTTTTGGTTTTCTCGATGCTTTCGAGACCTACGGGTACTTGCTGTTTCGCTTCCTACCATTTCCGGAACTTGTTCGAGATTAAACTGATAATTGTCTGATGTAGTCAATAATTTCTTTTTCGTTAAAAACATCAGTGTCAATCTGATTGCTTCTGGATCTTCGTCTATTAAGAGAGAAAGCTCTTCTGCTAGATCCTCTGCCAATCCCTCAAAATATAGTTTCCCTTGTTCTGCTAGACTTGCCAGCATCATTTTTAGGTAGATGATTGTGATTTCCTCTCCCCCAGGAAGCTTTCTCATGAGCTTCATTTCTTTTGAATTGAAGAAGTCATCTTTTAGTTGTAACCAGTAATATCTACGATTCTCAGTTACCATTCATCAGGCCTCCTTATTTGAAAATTTCGCATATTCCTTGTGAAAGAATAGTTTGACTGTGCCTAAACTGCCGTGTCTATTTTTTTCAAGGATCAATTCTGTAACATTATCAGGTTCTTCCTGCTCTTCACGGTTGTAATAAGCCTCTCGATAGAGAAATGCGACTATATCGGCATCTTGCTCAATCGAACCGGACTCTCTTAAATCTGAGAGCACGGGCCTTTTGTCGTTTCGTTGCTCAACCCCACGAGATAGCTGACTCAATGCAATTACTGGAACTTTCAATTCCTTGGCTAATATTTTTAACTGCCTTGAAATTTCAGAAACTTCCTGCTGTCGATTTTCTCGACCTCTACCAGTAATCAGTTGAAGGTAGTCAATTACAATCAATCCAAGGCCACCGGTCTCTTGAGATAATCGCTTGGCTCTAGATCGGATCTCAGCAATCTGAATTCCTGCTGTATCGTCAATATAGATCTTTCCTTTTGCAAGTTGTTCCTGTGCCAGGATCATTCTGCGCCATTCGCTTTCTGACAAGTTTCCTGTTCTTACATGGTATGACGGAATCAATCCTTCGGATGACAGCATGCGCTCTACAAGGCTTTCTGCTCCCATTTCAAGAGAGAAGATTGCTACTGGCTTTCCAGCTCTTATCGCCACATTTTGGGCAATATTTAGGGCAAAAGCTGTTTTACCCATCGCTGGCCGTGCTGCAAGGATAATTAAATTATCAGTGTGTAAACCGGTCGTGATATTGTCAAAATCTGTAAAACCTGTTGGTGTCCCTGTTACATCACCAACACGCTGAGAGCGTTCGTCAATAATTGACTGCGTAGAATCAATGACATCAATAATTGGACGGAAGCCAGTCTGCTTGTCATTTGCTATGTTTGACAAAGCTTGCTCGGTTTGAACGAGTATGTCATTTAGATCTGATTGGCCATCATATACGTTTGCTATCGTTTGATTGAGGTCTTCAATAACCTTTCGTGCTCTCGCTTTTTCGGCTACAACCTTGGCATAATGCTCAATGTGAGCACTGGTTGGTACAGCATTGATGAGACTGGCAAGAAATGCCATCCCTCCAATTCGGTCAAATTCTCCTATTGAATCAAGGGCTGATTTAACTGATACGGGGTCGATAGGTTCTCCCTTGTCCGACAAATCTTCCATGATTCCAAAGACAATGCCGTGTGATAGTTTGTAAAAACTCTCTTTTGTGAGGTACTCTGAAGCAATTAAGATTTTATCTGGATCGACAAATATTGAACCGATTACTGCTTGTTCAGCAAGAATATCGTGAGGCAGGATTGTATTACTTTCTGCCATAACTAACTCCTATCTACGATATCCGAAACGCATTGCTTCTCGTGCTTCTTTGATGCGTTGCTGTTCAGCAATCATCTTTTTCAATTCTCGTTTTGATTCTTTGCATCGCTCGCTAATTGAGCTGATGATGATCATTTGAAATAAGACTACGATGATTAATACTCCGACTAAAATTTCTGCTAACATTTTAATTCCTCCAATATTCTTTTATAAAAATAATTCCTGTGTTATAATTAGTTCGTAGTTCTTTCAAAGTGCCTTTCTCAAGGCGCTTTTTTATTTTTGCAAGCTTCGACAGAATCGCTGAACATCTTCCAAATTGTAGAGATACTTCCCGCCCTTTCCGGACTGTTGGAATTGAAATTTCCCTTGGTCTCTCCACTCTTCTAGCTTAGTTCTACCCCATCCGGTTGCTTCCTGTAGCTGTTTGATCGGCACCCATGTAATATGTCTGCTTGATCTGCGCTTAGCTTCTTCCATAGCTTTGATGTTGAGTGAAACCAGTTCTTCAAAGAGTTTATCTTTAAATTCTGTTCCAAATAGTTCTAGGACCATTTTTAAAATCCTTCCTATTCTTTATTTTTCTTTTGTTCTATAGCTCTTAAAATTATTTCGTGAGCTATATCTTTTGTGAGCTTTTGTAACTTAATCAAAGCTTCACTATAAGTTTCTGATTGTTCAATTAGCCAGTCAGATAACTTTATAATTTCATCTTCAAAATCCATCTCAAGACCGATGACCTTTCTATATTATTGTGTTAACTTACTATTGACATAAACGATTAAATAAGACCTCTTACTCCTTATGAAAATCGTCTGTCATTTTTTTATGAAAGGAGGAATCTTATGGTTTTAATTAATCAGATGTTACCGGATGAAGTAGGATTTTTATCCCACCGTTTTTCAAGCTCGGAAATCAAAAGAATAGAAACAAAGTCGAAAGCTCTTTTGAAATTTGCAACTTCAACAGATAACAAGACATTCATAGACTTGTTTGTGGTTTATGAAGATGGTCTAGTTATTCTGCATAAAAGTGAGACGTTTGAAATCTGGGCCAATAAAAAACCTAACTTCAAAACTGTTGATGGTGAAGTTATTGTGACTTTTTAATAATGAACGTCCCAGATTCTAGATTAAAAAGAACTTTACCATTTTCTGAACTAAGGACTTGTTTTTTAACAAGTTCTTTTTTTAATTTCATTTTCATCCCCCTTTAGTAATTTTTCTGATATATTGATATCTCTCGAGGAAGTTCCCGACCATTAATGAAGTCGACTTGAATCACAGTTCTGCCAGTTTTGTCTTTTCTTGTTGCATGAAAAATATATAATGCTTGTAAACCGATATCTTCAGCTTGAAAATCAACTCCATTTAAAATAACGTGAGGTATGCTAGAATCATTGCTGATCTTAATTTCTAGAGTTTCAATTTGCAATGTATTTTTAGAAAGTTCGCTCATTTTTCCTCCTTACCCGACTAAACTCATTTGTCCATTCCGGGCTTTAATTTCTAACTTGGTATTTGCTGATGGCTCCCAACTATCCCAATAGTCGAAAGCTTTTTCCTCGTCCTTGCGCTTCAATAAATCATAGCGAGGAATGCGGAAATAGTCCTTGAAGTCTTTAGCAGCCTGAGAAAATACAGATTGTGCGAAATGTCGGTCACGGTATGCCTGGCTATCTTTGCCACCAAGCAAGGCCACGACTTTCTTCTTGCGTAGCTTTTCCAAGGCCAGACCAACCGAAGGGTTGATTGGTTGCTCATTCTTCAGATAATCGACATCGGCTGATAAGATGGATTGCCCTTCTTTCAGCTTTTTCAATTCCTGGAGCGCATGGATCATTGCGTCTTCTACCACTAACTCGGTAGGTTGAATTGTCACTTCATTCATTATTCAAATTCTCCTTCTAAAATGTTGCTTTCTTTGCGGATATCGTTCAAGTCGTTAAAAAATCGAAGCCCTCGGCTGATAAAACTGTCAAATTCATTTCGGATGATCCCGTCTGCTTTTAAGACTTTCTCCTCGTCTGCATAAATCAGACCTCCCATGCTTGCCAAAAAATTGTTTCCTTTTTGCAATAGGTTTGTGATATTCTTGTAGGCTGAGATTTGCTTCTGCACATTATTGAGTTGTCCTTGCGATTCTTCAATCGCTCGTGTCAATTCATCGTACTGAGCAGATTTCTTATCGACCTCTTCACGCTGGGCCAGTGTGTCAGCAAGTCGCTTTTCGATAAATTCGGAGCGTTCTTCCATGGCTTTCACGGTTTTAGATAGTTCCTTATTCTTTTCTAGCAATTGCCTGTTAAGGTCCTGTGTGGCCTTGTAATCGTCTGGGACGACTTCCTTGATGGTTTCCTTGACTTCGGTCTTGGAAGACTTGATTTTCTCGTTCTCCGCCCGTAGACGTTCGTTTACTAGCTTGCTGAGGTTGAGTTTCTTCTTGACTTCCTTCAGTTCTCGTACCGTAGGATTGTCGCCATCTTCGATGCGTTGGATCTGCTCCTCTTTCTCTTCTTCTGGAAGAGTTGCGATCAGATGAAGTGCTGTAGTCCCTAAATGTTGCAACGTTGCAACATTTGGAAGTTCCTCTGCAACTTTCATCATTCTATGAGCTTCTGTTCGCTCAATGTTCATCTTTGCCAGCCATTCCAAAAACTGACCATGTGCCAAATCATTTTCCTTCACATGGTTCAATCGTCTGCCGATTTCCCAAATGGATTGCCCGGCTATTTGTTTGTGGTGACTGATTTCTAGTTCTATCTGAGACAGATTGTTCGATAAACTAATTTCGTTCATTTCCTACTCCTCAAATTTCTCCCATGACTCGTTGATTCGCAATTTTTTGTTAATACGAAGCTTCAAGTCATCACTACCTTTTCCATCTTTTAAAAGTTGTGTGATAGCTGATGGACTAACACCCACAACAATGGCCAAGTCCGTCTGTGACCATCCACGTTTGTCAATTCGATCTTTTACAAGCTCGATCCACTTGCGATGCTGTTGGCTCATGTTTTTCCTCCTTTATTTTTTTAATAGAGTTAAAGAGTTAGTAAATTGTTTTAAAAATGCTTGACAACTTTCACCCAAAAGGTTAAAATGTAGGCATAGTTAAAAACTTGATAAAACCTTACATCTATCAATTATCTTGCTCGCCAAAGCTATTTATTTTTAGATAAGTTTTAACTTCGTTTTTTACTAACTCATTAACTTACAAAAACTATTTTACACCCAATTAGGTGTCTTGTCAACAGTTTTACACCTAAAAAGTTGAAATATTTTTTGTTATGCTTCTGAAAGGTTGAATTAACAATGTTTCCGACATACGAAAAAATTAAAGAACTTGCCGATAAAAGGGGAATTTCTCTCACGAAACTAGAAGAGGATTTAGGTTACAGCAGAAATACACTCTATAAGTTGAAATCTCAAAAACCTAACGCTGAGAGAATATCGGAAATCGCTGACTACTTCAACGTGTCCACCGACTACCTATTGGGACGCACTGATAATCCAAAAATTACTACAGGCGGTGATGCTTCTGCACCGCTTGACCTTCGAGACATTGCTGCGCAATCTATGTTGTTCGATGGTAAACCACTTACTGAAGAAGATATTGATTTTATTACAGTGGTCTTGGAGGCACACTTAAAAAATAAATAGAGGTGCACTTATGACTGTAAGAGAGCTTTGCGCCCAAGAGGGTGTAAACCTATGTTACTTTGACGGAAGTGATTGGCATAGTCCTGGTTTCTTTAATCCTACTTTGAACATTTTAGCGTTAGATATTAATTTATCAGTTGAAGATCAAAAGCAAGTTGCTTTGCATGAATTGGGTCACAAAGAGCATACTCCTGCTCAATATGAGCTAAATAGAGAATACTGCGAACTGCAGGCTGATAGGAGTATGATCCACCACTTGCTGGAAGAAGAATTACAATTAATGGAAGATGTCAGAGATTTTAATTACGTAAAATTTATGGAAAAGTACAAATTAAAGACCATTGCTGATGAAACAATGGTCAAAGACGAATATAATTCACTAATTAGTTAGAATAAAACAAAAAAACTCCCCACACTCGCCTTCGCCAAAAATTGAGTGTGAGGAATGCTGTATAAGAAAAGCCATTAAAAAGGGCACTTTCTTATACTCATTTTATCAAGAAATGAGGTGAAACGCAATGGAAATAAAGTCTTACAAAAAGAGAAATGGCGATACGGCCTATAAGTTTAGGATCTATGTCGGTAAAGAAAATGGGAAGGACAAGTATGTAAAGCGTCAGGGGTTTCAGACAAAAGCCAAAGCAAGAGCAGCACTTCTCCAACTTCAAAGCGACCTTAAAAATAGTGAGGAAATCACTGTTAATGAAATCACTGTCGAGGAAGTCGCTAAAAAATGGCTCAAGGAATATGCTGACACAGTACAGGATAGTACCTACATCAAGACCGAACGGAATATAAAAAATCATATCTATCCGACTTTAGGAGATAAAAAAATCTCTTCTCTCACTCCTCTTCAGCTTCAGGAACAAGTCAATGACTGGTCCAAAAAACTTGTTTACGGACGTAAAATGAAAGGCTTGATGAATAACATATGTAAGTACGCTATCAGACATGGCTACATCTCAACCAATCCGGTCGAGAGTGTAACGACGCTTGTCAGAAAGCAAGCAGATACAGATAGCGATTTTTACGACAAGGAGGAACTGAAATCTTTCCTTGAGTTAGTAGATCAAACAGATGAACTGAGAAAGAAAGTCCTCTTTCGTCTTCTAGCCTTCACAGGGGCTCGAAAAGGGGAGGTTTTAGCCCTCAAATGGGAAGACTGGACCAATAACACTCTGAACATAAACAAAGCCATTACGAGAGGATTTGATGGGGAATCTGTCGGTCCTACAAAAAACAAAAGTAGCAACCGATTGATAAGCTTGGACGAAAAGACAAGTGAACTACTCGCAGAGTGGAGAGAAATGAATCCTACTACTACTTTTATCTTTGAGAATGAATTTGGAAAACCAATACCAGGAACACTACCACGGAAATGGCTACAACAAATTGTCAAAGATTCGGATGTGCGTCCGATTAGGATCCATGGCTTCCGACATACACATGCCAGCCTATGCTTTGAAGCTGGAATGACACTCAAACAGGTCCAGTATAGACTTGGACACTCAGATTTAAAAACAACCATGAACATCTATACTCACATCACCAGAGAGGCCAAGGATGATATTGGTGAGAAATTTGCAAACTATATTGATTTTTAAACAAATAACAAAAAAACAGACCCTTTGGATAAAAAGGGTCTGTTTTTGGGTCTGCCAGTTTCAAAAAGGTTCAAAAAGGAATAGAAAGTATAAAACAAAAAACGTTGTTTTTACAACGTTTTAGAAACTTTTAGAAAACTTTAGAAAGTATATATGGAGCCGGTGGGAGTCGAACCCACGTCCAAACACCTGCCAGCATATTTGTCTACAACCATAGGTTATG